GCATATTAATGTTTCGGGTTACTAATTCTCCCCAAGTTTCACGTCTATTTAATTCTGGTACGAATTTTGCGTACTTCATATAAACCGTTAGATCTGATAAAATCTGTTGTGATGCGTCCATTTTTTTAATTTTAATTATTTATTTTAAGATTGTTGTTCCTTTTTTTTCGCCAATAGTTCTTTAATTCTATTACGATTTTTCACTTCTTTTTGTTCTTCGTGTCCTAAAAATGTCACACTTTGTTCGGTGTCGATTTCTAACATACCATTGTCGAACTTACAGTTTTCAAATATGATTCCATCTTTACCGATTCTCGATTTAGTAATCGCTATTGTTGCCAAATTCATCTCTTTTTGTTGTAGACTTTTAGCCACCGTAATGATTACGTGACCAACTTGTGCTTTCTTAATGGAACCCCCCATTTGGTCAGTTGTTACCACCTCAGACGATATCGAACTTCTATTCCCTTGTGTTGCCGTCCATCCTGCGATGTCCAATTCATGACACATAGCTTCAAACCCTCTCATCACCGAACCTTCACTTTTCCATTCATCCCCCAAATTTTTATCGGGTACAACACAATCGATATAATCCAATATAATCATATCAACTTTAATTCCATCGGCAATCATCTTTCTAACTTGATTTTTAATCTGATTCATCGTTACGGTATCGGATGGTAACTTTTTCATAATCAACTTATTTTTTCTTGTTGATTCGATATGTTTAACCGTTGCCATTACCTCATCCTTGTTTTCAGTTAAATCGTCGGGGTGAATTCCAGTCCAAAGTGTAATGTGTTTTCTTTGAATTATCTTAGGGTTGTCCTCAAAAAATATTTGAAGTACGTTGTATCCTAAGTTAAATGCGTGGTTCGCAATCTTAGTCGTGAATGTTGATTTCCCAACACCGGTAGGGGCCAAAATAACTCCGATTTCACCTTTTGCTAAACCACCCTTTAACAGGTTATCAATACCAGGAACACCAATAGGAATTGGGTGTCTGTAGTCCTCATTTAATACCTCGTCAAGGTTAAAAAACACGTCGGTGGTACCTTTATCTACCTCACCAACTTGTAGTGCTCCACGTACCATTTCCTCTAACTTGTCGTAACTCTCAAAATCACCTTTATCGATGATTGATTGAGTTTTTATCATCACTTTTTGGAGTTCCTGTTGTTTACAGAATTTTAGGGATTTTTCTTGAACAAATGTTGATCCCTCATCTGAAACATTTCTAACCTGCTCAATAGTATCTAATACACTTTTTTGAGCCATTGGTGAACTAATTTCAGATTTAGTTAGTTGTTCGAGGGTATCAAACGTGGGTGTGTGATCATATTTTGTATAATATTCTCTAATCATTTGACAAATGATTTTAAAATATTGGTTATCAAAATAGTGAGGATCAATAACTTCAATAATGGAATTAGCAAATGTTTTATACGTTACAATGTTGTTTAAAAGTTGTATTTGAAAAGTGTTTCCTAAGTACCCGAAGTTTTTTTTGTCTGACATATTTTATAGATTTTCTTATTGTGTTTTAATAAATACTATTGAGCCAATGAATAAGTCATCATCTCAAAAGATAAATTTTCATCTGATAAAATGTCAGTCAATTCTCTTAAAATGTTTTTTATGGATGGGCGTATATCCAGGGTGTATCTTACCTTCGGAGGGTACACTTTCGCATCAATGACTCTATGACAAATTGTCAGATTTCCTACCTTTAAAATAATATTAAATGTTTCAGGTCCATCGGTATTTGATGTCTCTAAAACGTTTTTGTCCTCCTCAATTTGGAATCTATTTTCCAACATATAGACAACGCTCTTGTTTCTTAACTTCGTTTGTAATTCCTCAGATAAACTTTTAATGTATTCGTAGAATTCAACGCTATTTTTAGCGTTTTCATTATACCCTTTAACATTAAAAAATCTTTGTACCACAAAATTATTGTTAAGTGTCATTAAGAATTCAACCTTCGTTACATCGTTCTGATCTTTCATACTTTTACTTTTTTGTTTTAAATTTTGTTTTTTCTTTTCTTGTTAGTTTTAAAAATGGTTTTAAAAAATAAACCCAAGCATCATCATTTTTTGGTAAATATTTAAAAAGCCCATCTTCCATCATCATTCTAATTAGATTCTTATAACCTCTTCCGTCAGGATCCAACGACTCGGAGTAATACAATCTAACCATCTCTTTTCCTTCTTCACTTATCAACGGTTCCGATAAATCAACAAGTTTTTCATTGACTTGGAAGAATTCGTCACCAAATATACCACTCTTTGTTCTACCCGTCAGTAAATTTTTAAGTACGGTATTATCTTTCTGTTCTTTTAAAAGTTCTTCACCCCTTGTTAAAATATCGGTAAAAGATACTTTAGTATCAAGGATTTCGGGAAATAACTTTACAAATGTTTTTTCACCTAAATAATAAATCCCATCAATGTTATCTGATCTATCTCCAGAAACAATTTTAAATGTTTTAACATTATAGTGGGGTATCTCTATCTCGTGTAGTTTAATGTTATCTCCATTCTTATAGTACTTTTTAGTGTTAGGCGAATAGATACATACATCTTCCGATATAAGTTGTGTGAGGTCCCTATCTCCACTAAAAATGGTTTTGTGTTCACCTATCGATATTTGACAGTAATATGAGATTAAATCGTCGGCTTCCGAGTTTTCAAACTCAATTTGTCTAACAAACATTTCCTCTAAGTATTGTTTTACTCTTACTTTTTGTTTGTTAAATGATAGTTCCAAGTTTTCATCAGATGGTGCTCGTCTATTTAGTTTGTAGTTGGGGTAAAATAACCTTCGTTCTGATGAACTGGTAACTCCGTCCCAAGCAACAATCACCTTGTCAAAATTACCCTCATCAATGAACCTACGAGTGGTATTTAAAAAATGCCAAATACCACCCACATGTTCAACACCATTAAAATAACTTTTAACTCCGTGGAATCCTATCTTTAATAGATTGTTCGCATCAATAACTAATGTTTTAATCATTTGTATTTTTTATAATTGTTACTACAATATTTTGTTACTCTTTTTTAAATTGTCTTCAGCCCATAATGGTTGGAGATTCGTATAATGACATAAACAGTATAATTCTTCTTCTGTTTTTGCCGATGATAATGGAATTATGTGGTCAATATGCCACTCATTCCGGTTATCCCAACCCATACCGACAACAAATTGGTTTTCTAAATGTTCCTTTAAAAATTCTGGTGAACAACCAACAATATCAAAGGTATGTTTTGACCTATGTTTTAAATACCTATTAACCGAATTTCTCATATTAGATATAATCTTGAATAAAATGTCTTCTTTTTTTCTTTGTTTTTGGTAATTGTTGGAATATTTTTTATTATCACGAAACCATTTTAATTTTCTTTCTTTTTCCTTTTCGTAATTAATAATATAATATTCTTCAAAGTATTTTTTATAGTATTCTTGGTTTTCTTCATTCCATTTAGTATTATATTCTTTAATTTTTTCCTTATTCTCTAATCTATACTTTTTAGATTCTATTTTTTGGCATTCTCGACAATAACTCCTAACACCACATTTAACTTTAGACATCTTATTAAAATCTGTCAATTTTTTTTCTTCCTCACATTTAGTACAAACTTTTGTCTCCATTTTTAATATACTCTTTTAATAGTTTATTAACAAGAGAAGATAAGTTTATAGATTTATCCTTAAAGTATTGTGGTAACTCGGGATCAATAGATACCGCCAATTTTACTTTCTTTTTTTCTTCTTCAACCTTTCTTCTCCCCATATTAATAAATATCACCAAATAACTAAAAAGTATAATTATTTATATTTTATTATTCGTCAATGTCCTCAGTGGATTCGTCCAAAGAATAATCCGTATACCCCAATTTTGTTTCCCAATAATCCGAATATTCTTTTTTATAATTATCCAAAGATTCTTTTGTGTCGGTAATATACCCTTGTGGTACCGCAATGAGTTTACCGTCTTTATATCCTAGTCCATTAACGTGATTCTTTAATATTGATATCTTTGTTCTAATTGCGAACGACACCTTTCTACCATTTTTAGTTGCATCAATATGACTAATACCAGCTTTCTTCTGATTACCAAATAAGAACACCAATGACGACGCTAACCATATTGCCGTTCCTCCTTTGGCGCGAATTTCAGGTTGTCCAAATGGATTATCGGGTAAATCAACCCAAGGCTGATTTAAAATAACTAAAGTATTATAATACGGATAATCTTCTTTTTTTGATTTTGAGATGCGTGAATGAATCCCCATTCCAATTTTATCGGCTAAAACTTTAGCGGTGTGCATGCCCCCACCCTTTCCATCGAATGTCATCTGACATGGAATGGATCCGATACTGTCCCATAAAAATAATAGACTATAAGGGATATCACCTTTCTCTTGAGCATCCAAAATATTATTAACGAATTCAGTCGCTTGTTCTACTGTGTCAAATGAATCATTAAAGATGAAATGTCCATCCCATTCCCCATCTTCATTTTTTTCAGCTTGTAACCCTAACTCAACTGAGTGCTCAAAACTCCATTTTTTTTCTGTTATAATAAGAACGGGTAAATGTCCCCTTCTTTGTGCGTCAGCTGCCGCAAGTATCATTGCCGTAGTTTTAGATGTGTTAGAGTGACCTAAAAACATATTGATTCCCCCCATTACGGGTCCTGGTAATCCACATGCTCCCATAAATGCTTCACCACAATTATAAAAACTTTCTGGTTTATATTTTGTTTTAGTTGAGAATTTACCCTTGATTGATTCCAAAGATATTTCTTTCTTTTTAATTGCCATATTATCTATGTGTTTTGTTAAATGTTTTGTTAAAAAAGATCGTGGACATCAATGTATGTGTCCACGATCAATAAATTAGAATGGTAATTCTTCGTCAGGGGTGTCTCCCGCTTGTGGGTCAACAACCGCAACCACTTCTTCTTGTGGTTTACCACCACCTAATGAGATTTCGGCAGCTTCACCATAAACATATTTTTTAAGTTCAGAACTCCACATTGGCGTTTCACCCACAGCTACAGCCTCTAAATATTCAACAGGTTTTTTAGCATAAACGTCATTCCATGTTAGTTCATCTTCTACCCATCCACTCATGATTTCTTTATCCTCATGTATCGGAGCTGGATCATCATACATAATAGTTTGAACAACCGTGTACTCTTTTCCTTGTGGTGTTTTTGCTTTGATTAATTCGATAATCAAATCACGTCCTTTTTCAGAATCAGTCAAATCACCTTTCGCTTTCCAAATAGGTAGAATTTTATCCAAGACACCCTCTTGTTTGTAATTGTGTTTGAATCTCCAAAATTTAACACCGTCTTGTTCATTATCTCTATCCACAACTTTAACGATGTAAAATAAACGTGAACGATATTGTCCTGCTAAATCTTTATCCTCTTTTTTACCCGTAGCGATTAGTTCATTATAAACCTCAGTAAGTGGTGATCTTTCGTTACCATTTTTTTCAGGGTCATACAACTTAAGCCATTGTCCGTTTACTTGGATTTCGTGGTACCATACTTCAACAAATGGTGATGAACCATCCTTTGTTGGTAAAATACGAACTCTTCGTTGTGCTGATTTTTCATTCTTTTGAAGGATAGCTGAAAAGTATCTTTTCATTCTGTCTTCTTGTGAAATTGTTTGTTTTTGTGAACTCGGTGTTGAGTTCTTCTCGTACTGTGCGAGTACCGCATCGATTGAATTTGCCATAGATTTGTTTTTTAAATTTTAACTCTTTTATCTATAACAATTATAAGTGATTTTTGTCCAATGTCAAATGAAAAAGGTGTCTTACGACACCTTCTTTTTATATTCTATTTTTTCTTTTTAACCTTTCATTTCTTTCGTTATATTGGTTAAACGTTTTTTTCATCTCATTAGGGGAGAAGTCCTCAACATCATCCGACGTTAATATATATTCGTTTTTGCCCGTTTCCTCCATTTCCGGTTTTTTATCATCAAAGAAATCGGTTAACTTTTGACTGTATGGATACGAATCTAACGATCTTAACATCAATTTTTCTTCAGGTGTTTTTTCTCTATACTTATCAAATTTAGTTTCTAGTGAATTAATCTTAGCCATGATATCGTCCATATGTACTAGTTTTGACTCCAAATCATCTAACTTAGTAAATATACCATCCATAAATTCGTCTTGCTTAGTTTTGATTTCTTGCTGAGCGGTAACTAAATCAGTGATATCTAACTCCTCAGGTTCACCATCATCACCTTTTGTTTCTCCATCCGAATCCACTTCTTCAACATCCGGATCTGTGTCAACATCAACAGGTTCCGGTATTTCATCCGCTCCTGAATCTGCCGCTGGTGGTGCCGGAGCATCTGATGGGGGTGCTCCTGCTGCAACATCTGCCGGAGGTGCGGGTGGAAGTCCTAAGTCTCCTCCGCCTTCTTCAGGTGGTGGTGGTGGAACTTCACCTTGTTCTTTAATGATATACGTGTTAATATCGTTAAAACGTTTTAATTCCTCTAATATCTTTCTTTCTAAATTCATTTTTATATTTTTAACCATTCAATAATGTTTTAACACCAGTAGGTGTTTCAACTCTTAACGTTCTATTTGTTTTAA